CAAGCAAGTTGCAATCAACACCAACAAAGAGTGGGCATCAAAGATTGGAATCAATCCATCGGCTGCAATCACTTGCGTAAAACCATCTGGAACTGTTTCACAATTAACCGATGCAGCATCGGGAATTCATCCACGCCATAGTGAATACTACATCCGTACCGTCCGTGCCGACCGCAAGGATCCATTGTGCCAGATGATGATGGACATGGGATTCCCCGCAGAACCCTGCGTGATGAAGCCAGACCATACGATGGTCTTCTCGTTCCCACAGAAGGCGGTCGGATCATTGACCCGCAATGACATCTCCGCGACCTCTCACCTTGAACTCTGGCTTGCATATCAGCGTTACTGGTGCGAACACAAGCCTTCGATCACGATCACTGTCAAGGATCATGAATGGATGGATGTCGGTGCATTCGTCTACAAGTACTTCGATGAGATCAGCGGCATCTCGTTCCTTCCGCACAGCGACCACTCGTACCGTCAGGCTCCGTATCAGGAATGCACGGCAGAGCAGTACGAGGAACTCCTTGCGAAGATGCCGAAGGATGTCGATTGGTCGAAGTTGAAGACCTATGAGAAGAGCGACTCGACCAAGAGTTCGCAGACGATGGCTTGCAGTGCCGATGGTTGCGAACTAGTCGATCTGACAAACTAAGTGGGGATTTGACACCCACATGTGCGAACCCCTCCGATCTTCACACGGAGGGGTTCTGCTTTACTGAGTCTGTAGATACTTGATATGCAGGACAGGGAGGGAGGTGACATCCTCAATCGTTATGCTTGCCCCTGCTTCCTCTGGAACTATGTCCCTGCTCAGTTCAAGGTATTGGAATGGTGCAATTGAAAGATTTGCAGATACCTCGGTTGTATCGTTGGGAACTCCATCCTGTATGTTTATCACCTGATAGATTCCATCATTGCTTGCAGATCCTCTTATTCGTATGTAAGAGTTCTTCTGTATGTTCAAGTCACCGGGATTCTGTGCATTGGAAAATAGTTTTGGATCTGTTGGTCCGCGTACTATTCCAAGAAGGTTCTTCGATCCCAAGGTTGCTGGATAATCAGGTCTGAGGAAAAGAGGAGAGGCAGCCACAGGCAGTGTGTATGGAGTGGCATCTACTGGATTGGGTGCGCTATTGAATGTTGCATCTGCTGATATTATTCTTCCTGCTGCCGCTGCACTTGTCGGAGCAGAATCGTATAGGGCGAATCCCGTGAGATTCTTGAACTTGAGTGCGGCTCCATCGATGCCGATGTATTGCAGGAGTTTGTTCGCACAGGTTATGTTCTTTGGAGTTCCTCCCGTTGCGGTGGATGTTTCTCCCACACCCGAATACCTGTTGAATGTGCAGTTTCCATTCGCACTCAAGCCAGCGGCTATGCTTTGAGGTAAGCCTCCGGAGATGTAGATATAGCAGAAATCGTTTATGAGATTCGATTGGGATATTCCTGCCATGTCTGCGCGACTCAGTCTTATCAACCCGTGGTGGTAGTTCTTCCTGAAGGATACAGTATTGCTTGTCAGGGATGGTATCGTTGATTCCTTGCTCTTGAAGGTGACGAATGCCGATGTCTTGTAGAACTCGGCATTGAATCCACCCGCAGGATTGGCAGATCCAACCACGGTGCTGAACTCCTCGAATACAGGAGCATCGATTCCCTTGTCGTTCTCTCCGTGGATTATGAGGTTGAATGCGGTAGCCCCTGCTGATCTTGCAAGCGAATAGAATGGAGAGAAGTTACCGAGGACATCGATGGTGTTCTTGCTTCCTACGGTCGCGGAGATGGGAAGTGTGGGATTGGTTGCGGCAGTGATGTAGTATCCACCACCATCCACACCGGAAGTCTCCTCTGCCCTTGCAGAAGATATGGTGGGATCCGCATTCAAGGGATCTGCATATAACTTCACATTGTCCAGTATGTTCGGTATCTGGCTTGTGATGCTTCTTGGATATATTCCATCGGGTCCATGTACGACATTTCCCGTTGCATTTGCAACCACCCAGTTGGTGCTTGGCGAGATGTTCGTCGGTGCGAGTCTTATCGTGATCGGATGGTTGAATGTTGGCATTGTTGTTTCCGCTTATATTGCAACGGCTGAAGACGCCGTATCGCTGACCGGAGTCGGAGTCGTTGCCTCCGGTGGAGAGACATAAGAATCGAGATATGCCTTGAACTCTGCTGCTGTTGGGAATCGTTCGATGAATCTTTGCTGTCCCTGCGGAGGAGAAGTCTGACTGTAACTCTGCAATGCAGTTGGGGGAAGGAGATAGCCGCATTCTGTGATATTATGTTCTGGATATCGATCTCCTTCCTGATCATATCTGTCCATTATGTTCCTTGCCGCGAAGATGTGGAGTAGACCCGACTGATAGTTGTTGGTGGAATCCGTCAGTGAGATCCTATAGTCGCCATCAGATGCCAAGGTTCCCCATTCGGTGAGGTCTGCATATCTTGCCTGTGATCTTCCTGAACTTGCAGTTGCAGTCCTCAAGGTCTTTGGTCCGAGCGTAGACCATATGGATGATCTCAGGTACTTCACTTGACCGAGTTCGCTCATCTTGTGGAAGGACTGATCTCCGTAAGTCAGGGATGGAGTATAGGAGAAGTCCTCGCCAGCAACCACATTCATGCCGAGATATGGGTTTGCGTCGATGTAGCCTGTCCGTAGGTTCTTCCTGCGGATCGGATGTGCCTCGCAATAGAGGTTCTCTATTCCCACCGTGTCCTTCAGCCATGTGAAGAACTGCCACCATCCGCGCTGTGATTCAAAATTCATCAGATCGGTCGAGATGTAGTCTCCGGGAATCGGACCAGGTGCGACTGCAAGTGCATCAAGTGCTATCTTCATTCCGCAGTTGATGAATGGCTGCACGGAATCCTTGAGCCTCTGCAATGCGGCATCATAGTCTGCCGTGAACAATGCATTCCATCTTGGATATTGATTTTCCGATGTATCGGAGTTCCTTGAGATGCATCCATTGTATGCAATGACCTTGATCGGATCATTCGGATTGAACCATTCGAGGAGTTTGTTCTTGTAGTAGTCGGGAACTCCCGTCATATCTCCGGTGATGAGTGCCTTCCATATGCGCTCAAAGTCATATGTCAGCCAGTACATCGGTCTGTTGACCTGATAGCCATCGACAACGAATCCATCTCTTGCACAGAGATATCCATCAGCCTGATATGAACCATTTTCATATCTTGGAATATTTGCAGGAACTCCAAATGGCTGATCGGCGGGGACGAAATAAGGTCTTCCGAATGGCTGATGAAGTTCGAAGTTCCTCTGACCCCATTGATACCATCTCTTGATCGACCAAGGATTGACTGGTGGGATGGGAGAATTCGTCGTTGCATCTGGATTGTAGAAGGATTCCCCCTGAACGAACTTGAACCAACTAAAGATCGCCTCCGATCCTCCATAACCCATTGCTCGTACATTTCCCATATACGCAGGTGGTGGTGCATCTCCATCGAAGTTGTAGGCAACCCATACATTGTCCATGATGTTGGTTGCCCCGCTGTTCTGAAATGCGGATCGGAACTGAGCGGCAGCATTCCAGAAGGAATTTCCCGCAACCGTCAGGTTGAGGTTTGCGCTCTGCACATTCACTCCCGTGGGAAGTTGGGTGAGATCATAGGACAGTACCGATCTTGTCGGAGTCCTTGGGGCTATGAGTGCCGATGGACCGCCACCGGGTCCACCACCTCCGGTTGGAATGTTGGTTCCATCGTTCCAAGGATTGGCAAGACCAACTATCAGTTGGGTGGATGCATCCGGTGTTGTGGTTGGGTCGATGGCAATCCATCTATCTGCACCTGGAGCCGAAGGAAATCCCGGCTGTGATTGCGGCTGATGGAAGTAGTAGGTGTCGAATGTAGGTAGAAGTATGAGTTCCTTGGAGACTGGAGTGGATGATCCGCTCCCGCTGCGTCTCCTGCGGTCGTACTCGCGCCAGTTGATGAAGTCATTCGACATTTATGTTCCTATGTAATAGACGCTCGCCCCTGCCACTGTTGCCGACAGGAATATCCTGTTGGTATTGTCCGTTTCAATGAAGACCTGATCTCCATTGAAGAGGGCATATCCGTTCATGGTCACTCCATTGTGACCGATGAATACCGTGCTGGTTGTGTTCGCTAGATCGCTCTTGATGTGGATTCCGCTCTTGAGTGCGAAACTTCCCAATTGAGTGGCAGTGGCGGATTGTGCCGATACCTTTCCGCTCGTCAGACCATTTGGCTGATCCACCCTGCGGACATTGACATCGATTGCCGATGTTGCAGTTGGTGCGCTTGATGGATCACTCGTCACGATCTTGGTCTGCAATGCGGCAACTGCTGCACATAGACCATCGACACCAGACTTTATAAGGGAAGCATTTATATCGTCCGTCTTGATACGATTTAGGGTTGGGTCGCTTGTTGTGGCAATGGACTTATTGAAAGAAAGCATGACATTGCCGACGAATCCCGTGATTCCTACTTCATCTCCACACAGTCCCGGTCCCGATAGAACTCTCGTTTGTGCAAATAGCGAATCGGTGCCTATCGAAAGAGGTCTGATGTCGAATCCTCTTGCTGTTATTCCTACGGGGATTGCTCCTGAACCAGTGTAGCCATTGATCTGTATCGTCTGTGTTGCTCCCGCTGCATTTGCAAGAGAGACACCCGCAAGGATGAATGCACTTCCACTGATCTGTGCAGTCACTCCGATTGTTCCTGCTGCAAGAGACACAAACAATGCACCGGTGCTATCGACATGGAAGGGAAGTCTTGTGGTCGAGTCGGAGATGTTCGTCAATCCTATGTTCAACGAAGAAACCGGATATGCACCAGATAGACCCACCACACGAACTGTATCCTCAACAGAGTTTACAGCAGACTGAAGTGCGCCCCTACTTGTAGTGGCATCTCCACCAGTGCTTGCACGGAGGATTCTAGTCTGAAAACCATCGGTGACTGTAGCACTGAATGGAGTGTTATCTCCGCTGGTGACGGATACGGTGTTTCCAACCGAAACCGAATCCGTTGCAGTCGACAACTTGCGGATATCGAACCCTGCTGCCGTAACTCCGATTGGAAATGCACCAGATACACCCACGATGCGGACGAAATCCGCTCCATTGTGGGCAGTTCCCGATATGAATGTTCCTGCGGTCAATGACCTGATGCCGAGATTGGAACCAGTGATTCCGATGGGATATCCGCCAGAGAAACCCACGACGCGGACAAAGTCAGCACCGGGCGCAAGACCTGCTGTGGGATCACCAGCCGTCAATGCTCGAATGCCGAAGTTGGTTGCGGTCACCCCGATCAGGGTTGCACCAGCAATACCGAATACTCCCACATTTCCCGCGATGCCTACTGTTCCTGCAACTGTTGACACATTCACAGATGGGGTATTGGTTACTGCAACTGGAAGAGGATCGGTATCGCTTACACGGATGTTTTCCGCAGAAGATCCGAATGCCACTTTCATCAGTTGGAAGTGTGCGCTTTCCGCAATCGAATAATCGGTGGCAATGATAGCCTCGCCGGATGCTCCAAGTACCTTAAAGTTGTTGTCTGTGTCAAGTGCCATTGTATGGGGTTCCTTATGATTTCTTTCGCTCTTTGTATTTATACTCCTTGAAGTCCTCCTAGATAGGGGTATAGTCTTCACCATGATAAACCCAACGCAGATATCCACCCTCATAGAGCGCATGGTCGCGACCCGAAGCATCTCCTACATGGAGGCTGTTTTGGAGGTTTGCGAGGAGCATTCGGTGGATGCCACGATGGTCGCGAAGCACCTATCGAAGCCTATCATTGAGAACATTGAGAAGGAGGCAAGGGATGTGAATCTCTTGCCGAAAAAGAAATCTTTGCCCTTCTCTTGACTCAGACCCAATACGCCGTATACTCAGTCAGTCGTACATTCCGTACACATCGTTCATAAGGAGAACACAACATGTCGGATTTCGCAAGTTTCAAGAAGGGTTCGAAGAGCAGCATCGGCAAGATTGCCAAGGAACTGGAGAAGGTCACCAAGGGTGGGGGAGAGAACTCCTACAAGGATGACCGCTTCTGGAAGGCAGAGGTTGACAAGACGGGAAACGGCTATGCCGTGATCCGCTTCCTCCCCGCTCCCCCGAGCGAAGACCTTCCGTGGGTTCGCGTCTTCAGCCACGGATTCCAGTCCAAGGGTGGTTGGTACATTGAGAACTGCCCCACGACCATCGGCGGCAAGTGTCCCGTCTGCGAGGCAAACAACGAACTCTGGAACAGCGGCAATGAGGATGACAAGAACATTGCCCGTGACCGCAAGCGTAAGTTGTCCTACATCAGCAACATCATGGTGATCGATGATCCCGTCAACCCCGCGAACAACGGGAAGGTCTTCCTCTTCCGCTACGGCAAGAAGATCTTCGACAAGATCAATGACAAGATGAATCCGCAGTACAAGGACGAGGATGCAGTCAATCCGTTCGACTTCTGGCAGGGTGCGAACTTCAAGTTGAAGATCCGCAATGTCGAGGGATACACGAACTACGACAAGTCCGAGTTCTCTGCTTCGGCTCCCCTGCTTGAGGGCAACGACAAGGAACTTGAGGCTCTGTGGCGCAAGGAGTATCCGCTACAGGATTTCGTCAAGCCCGATCAGTTCAAGCCCCATGCCGAACTCAAGACGAAGTTCCAGTCGGTCATCAATGGCTCTGCCACGGCAAAGGCAGAGAACATGGATCTTTCGGAAGATGAGGAAGAGACAACTCAGGCGAAGTTCACGCCCAAGTTCCCTGCAAAGGAAGCAAAGGCACCTGGTCGGGAAGTGAAGGCAAAGACCGAGAGCAGCGATGATGACGATGCCCTCGACTACTTCCGCAAGTTGGCAAATGATGATGAATAATCTGTTCTATTCTTGATTATGATCTTGAGAAGTCCCCGAGAAATCGGGGATTTTCTTTTTTGCTAGTGATAAGTTTTTTCTATGTTCATCGGACAATTTTCGACCAGTAAGGCTCTTTGCATATTTGGCAATAACTTCAGAAGGTCGCTTTTTCCCCAGTTTGGCTAAACGCATCTTTTGTTTTGTCTCTTCGCTCAACTTTCTTCCCGTTCCCTTACGATGGTGCGAACCTTTAGGTAACAACATGGCATCTCCACCAAGAGTTAGATTGTATCCACCTTTTCCATTACCCGTAAATGTTTGATATAGCCAGATGTAATGGATTTCCATGAGTTTTGAATAGCAAACATCTTCACTCTCGTAAAGTGGTTCGATACTAAATGAGTTTATTCCATGCAATAATAGAGCATTCTGAAGATGTCCGTGCCGTCTCTTTGGATTTGCAGCATCACTTTGATGCCGCTTCCACCGTTCTTCTATTGTTGTTGTCGTAAAACCCACATAGACGGGTGTTCCATCTTTTCTGATAAGATAGATAATCGGCATAGGTTTGTCCTTTTCAATCTGTGCCATGCCCCTGGGTGGTCCAACACCGCAGGGGTTTTCTACTGATATTTATCAATAGACTTTTTTGTGTGCATAAATAGAAGTGTTCTGCCGCTCGTTTTACTGAGTCGGTCGTGGACGACAGGGCGAGTGATTACGCTGTTCTGTGCGTTCAGTATCGGAAGAGGTCATAGTCCTCCGATATTTGTCGGAAACCTCGACAAGGAACTTCGCTACCGCACACGCCCCACGATGATGGGGCGTGTGTTTTTATTGTAAGAAATATGCCTATGTTTTTCTTACAGACTAAATACTGGCATGAGCAAGAAGAAGCATAACATCCACAACGAACACCATGAGTCGGACTATTCGTTCATGCGGAGATGTGCTGATAAGATGGACATACCTTGGCAAGCAATAGTTTCTAATCAGGTTTATGTTGACCTGATACGAGAAGCGAGGTATAGTGGTATGTCTGTCGGAGAGACTGCCGTGTATTTCAGGGAAGTGATCTCTGAAAAGAAAGATACTGTGAAGAAGACCAAGGCAAAGACACCTGGTCAGAGCATGGATATATCGAAGCGGAGCAAGGATTTTCCAACGCCTCCGTGTGATCTAGATTCGACTGCATGATGAAGAAATACAACTACATTCCCGTTGACCTCAATCTTCCTCCGCTTTCCGTCGTTGAGGGAGAGGAGGGAAGAACATATCTCACTCCTTCGGGAAAGAGGCTTCCATCCGTCACCACCGTCACTGGCTTCGAAGGCAAGGATGGCTTCGACATCTGGCGCAGGAAGAATCCACGCGAGTCCATTCGTGTCATTGAGCGTGGAAACAAACTGCATTCGATGATGGAGCATCTCCTCAAGAACGAGGAGGTCGAGTTGACCGAGGACATTGAGATCGACTCTCTGTTCACGATGACGAAGAACCATGTCGAGCATCACATCGACAATGTCTATGCCCTTGAGAAGCAGATGTGGAGCGAGACCGTTGGTCTTGCGGGTCGTGCAGACTGCATCTGCGACTATGATGGAAAGTTGTCCATCGTTGACTTCAAGGGATCGAACAAGGAGAAGACTGAGAGTGGAATCAAGAACTACTTTCAGCAAGCCACCGCATATGCCCTGATGTATCAGGAGATCACTGGCAAGAAGGTCGAGCAGATCGTCGTGCTTGCCGCCTGCGAGACGGGTGTCCTACAGGAGTTCATAAAGAAACCCATCGATTATGTCGATGGGCTTCTAAAGGCGATTCAGTTGTACAAGCAGTGGTATGAACTAAAGCCGTCTACGACTCTGTTCAGTTGAAGCCAGTCACGGTTCCTGCTACACCTGCATGGCTGATCCATCTTGCCTTCACTGGAAGTATTATTCCGGGAGTAAGGCTTATCGTGGTGGGGGTATTGTTGGTGAGAGTATTTCCCACATAAGTGGCATCTCTCCAAAGAACGGCAAATGCCGTGAGTCCTGCTGCGGAACTTGTCGATCCTGCATACATTATTCCGTTGCACTGTCCTGTCCATCCACCCGATGGAATATTGAATGACTGACTGTAAGTGGTAATCATCGTAGACCTCCACAGATATTTAGCATCCAAGCCACTTTGGGAAATCTCAAAAACAGGACATACATACATCTATATGGGCAATGCAGCCCAAAGGAGAAACGAACATGGAAGCAGTAAAGGACTTTTTGGGTAATACTGGTTGGCTCATCGTCTCATTCGTTGCAGGAGCCTTCATCGGCGCACCTCTATGGAACTGGGTAAAGACCAAGTTGCCCTGGAACAAGTGAACTAGACATCTCTTAGGCACGGGAGACGACGAGGAAACTCGTCGTTTTTCCTTTATACATACTATTACGAACTTAAGGGAGATTCCATGCATCCACCGTTTAGCAGAAAAAACTCATTGGCAGAGACCGTAGCCAGCACCTTGAACAGATTCAACAGCCTAAGCCTCAAGGAATACCTTGAGGAGGGTGATGCAACCCATGACAGTCCACAGGTTCAGCAAGGTGGATTGTTCTACCTTGAGCAGCCACAGAACCTTGAACGGGCAAATGCATTCATCAAGAGGTTCCTTGAGGGAAAGCACATTGATCCCGAACAGAAGATAAATCACCTCTTTGGACACCTCCATCAGATAGGTCTCGTAGTCGATGGCTACAGGGGCGAGAAGAGCGGAACCTATGATGTCTATCAATATGGCAAGGAAATCCGCAATCCCGAGGAAGACGATGACACCACCAATAGCCTCATGTTCCCTCGCAGGAGGATGAAGGGCAACCTCATGATCAAGAAGACGATGGTTCCTGGCGGTCAGTACATGATCGATGCCGAACTATACATGAGCAAGGCTTGAAAAAGCGGTAGTTCATGGATGAGCAGCGGATATGTGATGAAGGCTTTGCGGTCTTCGCCCTTGAACATTATGACAATCCTCAATGCCAATCGCTTGAGGAGTTCTATGAGGACTTGGACAGGATCAAGTACCTCAAGAGGCTGATGAACAGGACTGATGGGGACAGCGGGCAGAGGAACAGGCTCGTACTGAACCACATCATCATCCTCACGAATGTGTTCGGTGCAAGGACTGCCAACAGGATACTCTTCTTCCGCATGGAGGAGAAGTACCATAAGTATCTAAAGACCTACCTTCATTTCCTCAATATGCTCGTTGCCGAGATTCCCGAGGCAAACCTTGCTATGGTGGAGATGGATGATAAACTGCTTGAGGAACTGAGGAAGATATGAAGACCTATTCGCAGATCGTTGAAAGTGCGCTTGAGGCGCAGTTTGAGAAAATCTATGAGGAGGCTATTTCCGATCCTAGGAAATACGAGATCCTCATCTCAATGCTTGAGGATGCTGGCGTGGCAAACACGGCATCGGCACCTGGACTTGCAGGAGTGTCTACCGGAGAAATGCCTCCCGTACCCGCGACACAGGGTGGATTCCCGATCCTCCGCAGGAAGAAGCCCAAGATCAAATGAAGTTGTCCCTCGACATCAGGAACACCACTCTGACCGAGACCCACTATGTGGTCTATGGTGTCTCTGATCTGTCGATTGACGAAGCCATATCTCTGTTGACACACGATGAATTGGAGATGCTTGCCGAAGGGATCAAGAGGAAGATCGTGATCCGTGGCGGCAAGAAGAGGATCGTGCTGAAGTGTCCTAGGGGACAGAAACTTGGGAAGACCAAGAAATCCTGCGTGAGGATGAGCAGCAAGGAGAAGGCTCATCGTTCCAAGGGAGCAAGGAAGGCAGCAAGGAAGTCCCGCAAGAAGAGAGCCGCTGCCAACCGCAAGAGAGCAAGGTCCATGCGCCGACGCGCAGCAATCGTGAGGAGACGATGATGAGAAAGTTTGCATGTGTGGCAATCGCGGCAATGACTAGTTGCTGCTCTACCAAGCCCGAGGTGATCGTTGCCAAGCCGCAGGAACCCGTGGTGGTGCAGGAAGCCCCCGCAGAGGTTCCTGTACTGTTGGAGAAGCCACAGCCGTTCATCGTACCTGAGCAGAAGCCCGAGCCTGTGGTGGCTGAAGAGAAGCCTGTGGTCAATGAGGACTATTCAAAGACGATCAGCATCGTCTTCTCGTTCTTCCTGAGCATCCTTGCCGTCCTTTGCGTGGTCTGGCTGGACTACAGGAAGAAGGCTTCGCTGCCTCCCGTGCTTCCCCTCAACGAAGAGAAGCCGTCAGATAACGGACAGCAGTAGATCCTTGTGCATCTTCTTGCAGATGTAATAGGCATCGATCACATCAGACACGGGTGATGCCACATCCTTCTTGTCGGGAGTCATCAGCGACTTGAGATCGATGCCCGTCTCCTTGAGGAATGCCTGATGCATCATTGTCTTGTCTGCATTTCCCTTGCCGCTTCCGAACTTCTTGACTTCGGTGGGCGGGATGATCGTGACGGGAATGCCCTCTTGGAACAACTTGTACTTGAGGACTCCCGTGTTCTCAGCGATGTGAAAGACCTTTCCCGTTGCTGAGTATGCATATCCCTCAAGTGCGACCTGCTTGACATCCTTGAGGATGTCGATTGCCCAATCGGCTATGCTCTGATATCTCTCCATGTCCTCGTTCCATTCGGAGAACATCTCGCCGTGGATGTTTCCCATGAAGGACTTGGCATACTTCTTCGTGTCCGTCATGTAGTAGAAGCAGCAGTCATCGAACGAGAACTTTCCCCCGCCTTCGAAGACGCAGATGCAAGGACCACAGAGCGAGTAGTCGATGCCAGCGATGATGTGGAGGGGATGGCTCATGAATCACAATACATTTGCTAGGATATCCGTGAACAGGGATTCCTTTTCTATGTAGTTTCTGATATAGGGTTTTCCATCGGGCTTGAACTCCTGCTTCACGCGGACCTTCAGGAAGTCCTTTCCACCAGAACTTATGAACAGCGTGGGCAGTTCGCTTCCTCCGTATGTGACGCGAGATTCAAACTTGCGTGCCTTTATCTTTTCATATACCTTTTCAAACTCATAGACCGCTGCCTTGCCACCACCCAACTGCAAGAGAGTGACATTGTCTTCATTTAGAGTTGCGAAATACTTGACCGCATCAGCCATCTTCTTGATGAGTTTGGTTGCATTCTTTCCCTTGAAGTCCTTGTTCAGCAAGTCGCTTATCTTCTCGAATACCATGCCGATGGCATCGCCGCCTTTCTTCTTCTTGAACATCGTATTGTCATACTTGTCTTCAAGCGAAGCGATCTCGCTGCCATAGCCGAAGAACTTCTCCCACAGTTCCTTCTGCTTTTCGAACTCCGAACCTCCGACTTGTCCGAACTGCTTCACATCTCCTGCCTTCAGCGAGAGATTGATGTTGACTGGAACGAGTTCTCCCTTGTCATTGGTCACCTTGACACGGACATCGACCTTGGTGGTCTTCTGACCACCAAGTCCATCGGATATTACTTCGATGGTATCGAATCGATTGTTTTCATACAGCAATATAGCCCATTTGCTGACATGATCGCTGTTCACATACTTCACCGCCGAATCCGCATATTCCTCAAGGATGTCCTCGCTCTTGGGATCCAGCAGTGCAGTCATGTTCACTTCAGCAAGCGAAATGTATATCCTGACCAGATCGTTTATCTTGGGATTCTTGTTCGGGGAATCGTATTCGGCTTCGATGTATTTTCCCTCCTTGCCCGCATAGTTCTTCATCTTGGTCTTTGCCAGTTTGCGGATGAGAGCAAACACATCTGCCGTGTGTATCGGCTTGTTCTTATGGAGGAATCTGGCTGCAATCGCCGCTGCCACGATTCCTTCCGAAGCATCTCCCTTGTTCACATTCACCTTGGGTTTTTCGAGTGAACCGATTGCTATGATGGGTTTCTTGGTGTCGTTGATCTGTAGTGGGATGTCCAGTGCCTGTGACTGTGTCTTGGCACCACCCATTCCCAGTTTCTGCCATTCCTTGATTGCCTTCTTGTTGAAGTCGTTGTTCTTCAAGATGACTGACTTCGCCCCGACCTTTATGGCGGTGTTCTTGCTCATCGACTCGGTGAGTATTTCTATCAATGGCAAAACATACTTGCCCAACTGACCTGGGCTTGTTGATCGCAGAATAGCCATATGGTTTTCTCCTTACCGCTTCTTGCGGGTCTTCTTCGGAGGAGAAGCGAACCACTTGCTCTTCTTCTTCCTCTTGTTCTTCTGCACCGAGATCTTGACCTTGCCGGGTTCGCCGCCACCAGACCTGACAAGACTCTCACCCGCATTCGCTGCAAGTTCCCGCGTCAATCTCTTGCGGATCTGCGAGATCGTTCCTGCCTTGGAACTGATTGGTGTGCCAGCATAGGCAAGGCATCCACGACCAACGCAACGCTTTATGAAATCTCCGACTCGCTTTGCGAAATCGGCAACTCCCTCATCAAGGATCTCTTCATTGATCTCCTTGGGACCACCA